TAGCAACGGGGTGACAAACAAAATGATCTTCGACTTTATCAAGGAGAAGCTAGATTTTGATCAGTTGATTTGGGAGTTTGGTACGGATTTAAACCCTGATTGGGTTCATGTTAGCTACACCAAAGGAGGCAACAGAAAGCAGAAACTGAAGGCTGTTAGGTCTAAAGCTAAGACCACCTATCTACCTATTTGATGGAAGTCAAAAAAATAAGCCGAAACCTTCATGCTATCACCCTTCAGAAGGATGAAAAAAGGGTAGCCCTATTAAGTGATATCCATTGGGATAATCCAAAATGTGATAGGGTAAAATTGAAAAAGCATCTTGACTATTTCCTAGAGCATCAGATCCCTATCTTCATCAATGGGGACTTCTTCTGTTTAATGCAGGGCAGAGGGGACAAAAGAGGAAATAAAAGCGACATACTTCCAGAGCATAATAACGCAAGGTATTTAGATTCCGTGATTGATACGGCAGTAGATTGGTGGTCACCCTATGCGCATTTGATTACAGTGATCGGCTACGGGAATCATGAGACTTCAATCATTAAGTATCAGGAAACGGATGTCCTTCAAAGGTTCGTAGATCTTTTGAACTACAAGAATAAAACTCAGGTATATACCGGGGGATATGGAGGATGGATAGTATTCAAGTACAAGGTCTATGATACTACTACCTTGAGCAAGACCATGAAATATTTTCATGGGAGCGCAGGCGGTGGCATTGTTACACGCGGGGCAATCAACTTGACTAGGGCTTTAGAGATCTATGAGAACATGGATATATTTGTAATGGGTCACATTCACGAGAATTCTAGCCGTAACGATGTAAGGGATTCAATACATTATAATCAAGGGAAGCGATGCTATGAAATAGAGCAAAGACATATTCACCAAGCTATTCTAGGAACTTATAAGGAAGAATACGGGGATGGATTTGGCGGATGGCATATCGAGAGGGGCGCACCTGTAAAGCCTACAGGCGGAAGGATCTTGACCTTTGACGGGTTTACTCAACTTGACAAAGAAGGAAATAAAACCTACGAACTTTTAATTGATTCAATTAAGATACCACTATGAAAGCCAACTTAATTTTTAATCTACCCAAGGATCAATATGAATATTACAGGGCATTGAATGGAAGTGCTGCCCTTGGAATCATCCATGACTTTGATCAATGGCTAAGATCTGAGATTAAGTACGGGGAACATGATGAAGAAAAGCACAAAGCATTGGAGTTGTGCAGAAAGGAATTGCATAAATTAATACAAGCAGAAAATATAGACCTAGACAAATGATTGATCAAAGAATTCAAATAGCCGTTATCTCATTTATTGCCGGGGTAATTTTATCTTTTATTCTCTTTCCTAGACCTGAGGTAGAGACAATCTATAAGTTTGAAACGAAGGTAGAAAGTGACACAATCTACACTCATGTGGTGGATATTATCTATGTGCCAAAAACTAAGATTAAAACCGAAGTTTTAAGGGATACGATCCTAAAAGAATACGAGCCTAAAATAAGCCTATTTAAGGCATCCTTTCCTTCGGACTATGGAAGTACCTATGTGAGCGGAGAAGTCCTTGGAGAAGTCCTTAAAATGACTGCTACGAACGATTTCAAAATACCTGTGGTGACCAACACAATCACGAACACGGAAACAAAGACCATCATCCAAAAATCGAAGGGGATCTACCTAGGTGCAGGGGTTAACTCTTTGCTTCAGCCTAGCGGAAAAGTTTCCTACCTTGACAACAAATACCTATTTGAATATCAGTACCAACCCGTGACAAAAGTTCACAGTTTGGGAATTTCTAAAAAGCTGTTTTGATGTGGATTGAAATCGAAGTCATGCTGTCTGGCAATACTATTGATTGGAAGTCATTAGGCTTGGAGGTACAGCATGAATGGAGTAGGCGAATGGTTCGGGCAGGGGATATCCAATATGTGCAGGAGTTAATGCACGATATTCAGATCATAGCTTTCTATGACAATACTACCTGCCTAGTTAAGGGAAACTACAAAGAGATCCGGAGTGAGATCCTCCACCTAGATCAGGAAAGCGATCTTGACTAATTCGGATTATTCCCGAATTGGTTAAAGATAATTTACAAAGTACAGCAGATTTGTAAAAATCCTTTTACTTTACGATATCATTTAGCTGCTTCCAGATTTCAGATTGTAGATCACCCCAATACATTTCACACTTATCTTCCTTGAATGGTGGGGTCATAAAATAAGATTGCTTATACTCATTTGGCTTGGCGGTGTACCGGTAGCAGCCTTCTTTGAATGGGCAGCCTGTACCCTTGCACATGGTGATATCAGGACTCATGATTTAATCTTCATTCGCTATCCTATTTTTCATCCTGTTTTCCCTGTTCCTTTTATACTTTTCTTCTAGGGTTTGAATCTTAAGCAGGACTAAGTAGCCTACCAAATCATTGATCACATCTT